CTCGACACCAAAACCCCTGCTAAATTCGGATTCGTTAAGAACACCGTCTTCTCATGGACTCGTCGCTGGCACCACATCATCAAAGATGCTTTCTCAACCACTACCCACCTCGCTTCAACTGCTTACTACAAGTCTCGCTACATCTTTCCTATGTTATTACATACTAAGACCGCTATCGTTAAAACTCACGAACCCAACAAGATGCGAACCATCTGGGGCGCTTCCAAACCATGGATCATCGCCGAAACAATGATCTATTGGGAATACCTCACCTGGATCAAAATGCATCCCGGGCTCACACCAATGCTATGGGGCTACGAAACCTTCACTGGCGGATGGTTCAGACTCAACGCTGAACTGTACTCCTCCCACCTGAAGTCCAGCTTCCTGACCATTGATTTCTCTCGTTTTGACAAACGCGCATACTTCCAACTAATCAAACGCATTATGTTCGGTATCCGCACCTTCCTCGACTTTCACAACGGTTATGTTCCTAATCATTCTTACCCTGACACCAAAACAGACTGGAGCCCTCACAAAGCTCAACGTCTACAGAACCTTTGGCTCTGGACACTCGAAAACCTCTTCGATGCTCCTATCGTCCTACCCGACGGCCGAATGTACATCAGACGCTTTGCTGGCATCCCATCTGGTCTCTTCATCACTCAACCGCTTGATTCCTGGTATGACTACACCATACTAGCAACTCTCCTTTCAGCGATTGGTCTTGACCCTAAGCAATGTATTATTAAAGTACAAGGCGATGACTCAATCATTCGCCTCGGCATCCTCATTCCTCCTCACGAGCATGAAAATTTTTTGCTCAAGCTGCAGGAGCTTGCTGACTACTACTTCAAAGCAGTCATATCACTGCTGAAATCTGAAGTTCGCAACAATCTGAATGGATGTGAAGTACTTTCCTACCGTAATAACAACGGCCTCGCCTATCGTGACGAAATCGTCATGCTTGCGCAGCTCTACCACACCAAGGCTCGTAATCCCCAACCCTCGATTACAATGGCTCAAGCCATCGGCTTTGCATACGCTGCACTCGGAAACAATCTGCGTGTCCACCTATTACTGGAATCGATCTACAATCACTACAAAGAACAAGGCTACTCTCCAAATAGAGCAGGTCTCGCTCTCGTATTTGGCAACTCTCCCGACCTCATCTTGCCTCACTATGAATTAGATCACTTCCCAACTGTCTCAGAAGTCCAAGCTTTCTGCCTCGCAACCAGTTATCGTAACGACGAACAAGAAGCCAAACATTGGCCACCGTCTTACTTTAGCTATCCCCCATGCGAACGGCCTGAGTAATGCTCACTTTTGAACATTCTTTTTATTTTAAAATCAAAAAAAAAAAA